GCTCCTTTGAAGTTTTAATTGATGAGCTCTACCAATCGGGATGCGAAGTTTGCAAACTTGCTGCAAACGACAACGAAATTCCATTATTCGATAAAAATTTAGTTGATAAAGCCCTGAAAAACATCTACAATAAAAATGTAAATGTAAAAACAGGTATTGAGTCTAATCTTTTTCATCATACATGGAACACATTGAATGGTGCAGTTGACAAAGCGTTTGGCAAAGTGGAATTTGGCAATCCCGATTACGATTTTGTGCACCAGCTCAAAAACAACAACGCAGTTTTTGCCGCCTACAAAGCCCACAGAGAGCAAAACGACATCATTCCCAACCTTGTCAACGACAAAGGACAATTGCGATCATTTAGCGACTTTAAAAAGGCAAACGAGCATATCACTTCCAAATATCAACACTGGCTAAAAACCGAATACGACACCTCGGTATTGCGAGCCCGAAACGCTGCCAACTTTAAAAAGTTTGAGCGTGATGCCGACCTATTCCCTTGCTTGCAATGGTTGCCAAGTACCAGCGTAGAACCTCGTGGCGAACATGAACAGTTTTATAATATTATAAAACCCATTAACGACCCTTTTTGGAGTGATAATTACCCTGGCGACCTTTGGAACTGCAAATGTGGAATTACCAATACCGATAAAGAACCAACCGCCACTACACCAAAAGCCAATTACGAACCAACACCCGGACTCGACCAAAACCCTGCTTATACAGGTGCAATATTTAGCAATACAAACGCATACATAACTAACGCCTACAATGGTGCCAATGAAGCGGTAGATGCTTTTGTGAAAAGAGAAATAATAAAGCAACGTAGAACAGAAATAAAAAAAGAAGCTGTGGAGCTATTAATTGGCAAAACCGTAACTCACAATAAAATTGAGTTGCCTATTGAATTTTCGGTTTCAGGTATAAAAGAAGCATTAAACCAACCACACAAATATCTGCTTGAAAAAAACGAAGCTGTGCTCAATATTATTCAGTTAGTTCAAGATGCAAAATATATAAGAACTGATGCTGGAATAAGTAATATCAATTTACAATTTCATTATCTTAAAACTATAATTGCAAATAAAACATCATATATAGTTTTAAAAGAGGATATAACTAACAAAAAGGTTCGGTTTTACTCAATAGTAGATAATATAAAGAAAAAGTGATTTTAAACTGCTAAAGGATATGCAATCCAACGCTTGGTTTAAAACCACTTTAATAATGCAAATATAACACATTTAACAACACAAAGTCAAATAATTAACAAAATAAATTAAATAAAATGAAAAATACTATAAACATAACTATCGAAAGCCTTCAACAACAGAATCCCAGTCATCTTTCAAAAATGGATGATTCAAAAGATAAGTTTGAAAAAGTTCTTCTTGACGCTCTTTTAAAAGCTCCGAAACCACAGAAGATGAATTCTCTTTATGCTGGTTTGATAATACTAAAACAGCGGATTCGAGAGCGTCTATTTTCGATTTTAAAATAAGGTTTTCTCTCAATAAAAAAATAATTGCTTCGTCAATATTTACATTCATACAAAAAAATTAAGTTAATAAAGTGCAAATCTAACTATAATTACCACATTTTCAAATTTTAAAATTTTCAAATTAATCAAAATGACTCCCGACCAATTTACACAACTTATAAAGCGTAAACAAACCGAAATGGAAACCCTTATCAACGACCAGTTGCCCAGACGTATTGGTAAAATGGCTGTCGACCACTTTCGCGATAACTTTATTAAAGGCGGTTTTGTTGATAATGGTATTAATAAATGGGACAAACCAAAACGCTTTAGCGAAACAGGTAAATATGCAGCCCAAAAATACGCCACACTACTATCGGCTCGCAAAGAGCTTTATAACAGTATTAGCTATAATGCCAGCAAAGGTTTAATTACAATTAAAAGCGACAAACCTTATGCACAAATACACAACGAGGGTGGCGAAGTAAACAACACTATTACCATAACTCCCGAAATGCGTAAGTTTGCGTGGGCAAAACATTACGAGGCTACCGGTGGCACAGGCAACAGTAAATGGAAATCATTAGCTCTCACAAAAAAAGAAACCATCAACGTACACTTCACAATGCCCAAACGACAATTTATTGGCAAAAGCCAAGAACTTTTAAACGACATTGAAACAATGATTCAAACACAATTAAACAAAATATTATCACATTAAACAGTTACAAGTTTTTAGTTACGAGTTACAAGTTATTAGTTACAAGTTACAAGTTTGTAGTTACAATTAACACATTTTCAAATTTTCAAATTTTCAAATTAACACATTACCATGAAACACATTTACAATTTAATTGCCTCACGTTTGCAGGCTAAAGTACCCGAAATTAAATGGATTGATTTCGACAACGGACAACTCGACTACGATGAGTACCGCGTTGCAGTTGATTTTCCGGCAGTATTAATTAATATCCGCTACCCAAATTGCGAAACAATAGGAACCGATGGCATACAGCAATGCGATGTTGATATTGAACTTCGTGTAGTATTTAATCTGTTCGACGAAACAAATATTGCTGCTCCGCTCGAAGTTCGCACAAAAGCACTTGCAATTTACGATACCTTAAACAGTATTCAGGCTGCCTTGCAAAACTGGCGTAACGATGGAACTACTAATGTTTTTACCCGTAAATCGGCTACGCAGGAAAAACGAAACGACGGAACTAAAGTATTTTCCATTATCTACAACACCACTTATTACGACAACACCGCTTACCAGTCAGCCACACAAGAAGTAGAAGCTACTTTTAAACTAAAATAAAAAAAGCCCCGTTTGGGGCTTCTTTATTTTAACTTTGCAGCTGCATTACAAAATTTTCATCTGGCAAAAATTCAAACAATAATCTTCCCAAAAAATAACGTTCATCGGCAGTAGGTTGCACATCATCGTTGGTTGCCGATAGGTGCGATACTATTGCTTTTAGCGTTTCGGTGTAATCGCTTACCTCCATATCAAGCGATATATTTATATTGGTTCTATTGGTTTTTTTTATCATTTTGTAGCTCCTTCCTTGTTTTTGCATGCCTTGCAGCGTAAAAATCTACGTTTAACAACATTTCCATACAATAGTAGTATTGCACTGCGATTAGCTTCTATCTTTTCACAATGCAAACGGCAGCGTACCATTTCAAAACCAAATTGCTCAACAAAAAAATTAGCTACATCGGTCATATCCTTGCGGGTGTCGAAACATTCGTTTTTTATAATTCCTAATTTTTTCATCGTTATACCCTCCCCATTAGTTTATTGCTAATGCTCAATCGCAACTCTTTATCTTCTATACGGCACACATCTGCCAATAAATCAACCATGCGTTCCTGTGTTATGCGGTTATGATTACGCTTAGCTGGCAATTGCTTAGTTATGGGTTGGCTAAATAAGTCTTTTTGCTCTTCATAATTTATTATTAGCTCCTCTGCCCAATCTCTAAATAATTTTGCACGTCCACTTTTAATAAAGAAACCCAAACGTACAATACCTCGCTTTGTCCACATTGTACTTTTTGAAGCACCTGGTGAAGCTCCGTGACGTATCGTTACGTTGCTCAAATAATGCTTGCCTTCAATTAGCTCAATGCTATTTCTTAGTTTTGTTTGTCTTACTGCATAAGTAGTAACACCATAACCGTTGGCAACTTCTCTTGTGCTCATTATAAACTCATGTTCTGAACTTGGCATAATTGATACGGTTATACCATCCGTTACTGTCAAGCTAATAGCTTGATTTTCGCTTTTTGTTTGTGTCATAACAAATTTTATTAAGTTGATTAAAAAAGGCAGGTCGCTGACACAAACCTATACGGAGTATAGAAAAGCTGGATACTTTCAATCCTACGCCTGCCATATCATTTAATTTTCTTTTCATGGATTGCTCCGTATTATTTGTGTCGGGAGCAAAGATATATCAAAAAACGATATAAGTCAAGTTTTTGATAAATTATTTTTATTAAAATAAACTTTTTAAGGCTTCAATTAGTCGTTAAACTCTATGGCTAACTGCTTTTGTGTCTTTTGTTTTACTTTCACATCTTCGCTTTTATTCAAATAATTGCGAAATGTTGACCAGCTAATAAAAAAAGTGTTTTTAACGTATTCGCTATAAATTATGGTCGATGGTACTCCCAGCTTGTCGTACTGGTCGAATATTTGTGTTACTTTCAATATCCTATCGTTCAGAAATTTATCGTTATACGCCATTACTATTTTAACTGTGTTTTTGGTTATGCAAATTTAATGGTTTTTACTCACATACAGGTTTTTTTTTATTTTCACAAAGCAGCCATTTGAACCGAGTAATTGTATTGGTTTTTTAGGCATAAAACCTGTTTTGTTAAATTCTGCTCAAATTTTAAATATACTGTTCTCTCGGGCGTTATAAGGTTATATCCTTGTTTTCGTATTGCATAGTGCAATCGGTATCTTTTTTGGTTTATCTTTTTATTCATTGCTTTCAATTTCTTTAATTAATTTTTCAACAGGAGTATTAATAATTTTCATATACGTGTCGTAACACATCGGAAATATAGGGTTAATGTACTTATAAAAAATACCAGAATAAGTTGTAATACCTGGAATAAAATGTTTTTGAGTTTCCTCTTGTATTTGCTTGTAACGTAACAGAGTGTTTTTATTATTATAAGCCATTCTTTGGTTTTTTATATTATGTTCCTATAAGCTTTGGTTTGGTATAAAACAAATCAATATTTATTTCAAATCGTAAAATTTGTTGCAATAGCGTTAGCAATATGCTACGTTCGTAAGGCGGTGCTTTATCGGCAGTATCAACAAAAACTTCCTTTAAGAAAAATACTTCGTGTGGCTTAATCGTTAGCCTTATTTTAGCCTTATTTTGCAGTTCTGCATTTGCCAATTTTAGGCTTATATTTGCCAGCACATCAGTTTCGGCATAATCGTAAAGGCTGTTTATTCCTGTTTGATTTACCTTTATTATTAGCATTAAAGCCTTTATCTCATGGCTATTTAGCTTAAAAACGATACCCTGCAACATATTTTTCTATATTAATGTGTTTAATCTTCAGCTCTCTCGCTAATTCAAATTCCTGATATGCACCCTTGCTATCATTTACATCGGGCAGTAGCAATATACCATCACATCTTACAAGTTCTGTTATACAAAGTTTCATAGCCTCTTCCCAAGTTGCATTCTTAGGCACTATTTTCATGGGATTTACCACTTTATAACCATCAATCAAAAGTGCATTTTCTGCGTTTTCAAACTTTAAGCAGCAGTCGTTATAAGGTTCGCCTGTAACTTTACCACACAAATAAATTAGTTTGTAATCCTTAGGCTTCGGTTCAAACCGATACTTAAACGAACTCGGCATACAGTTATCTTCCAACTGAACTCTTTCGATAAACCAGTTATATATAGTTATGTACTGGTCTTGTGTTAATTGTTCCATAATTCAGCATTTAGGTAGGTTTCGGCATTTTTTTTATTGCAGTTATGCGGAATTGAACGAAAATATTTACCAATATATAAATATGCTGCAGCTTTGTCATTATCGCTCATTTTGTCCCATATTTTTTCAGTTTTCTTTTTACTTGAGGCAATTTTATGGTCATATTTTAGCCAAAACATATTAAAA